CGCCCATCCAGTCGGCACAGCACCGCCAGACCCAATAACGCCTACAGTCGCCCCGGTCGTTGAAGATTGCGGGATCATATTCGCAGGAGCCCACACCAGATTTCCGCTTGAATCAAACATCGTGGCATTTGTCGTGCGTGTGGCCGTGAACGGGAAACTTTGCGGTCCCGCTACAGAGTCGTAATACCGTTCGTTCGCATAGTCGTGAATGAGGGTAGGGGCGACACCGTTTAAAAGGTAAGATGACGATTTATACCATGCAGATCCACCAGTTCTAATTCGTGTACGGGTTCGAATCATAATTTGTCTGCCTTATTATCTATTTTACCTTCAATAGATTTTAAACTATCTTTAATATCTTTAATGTCATCTTTAATGTCATTTTTCTGGTCCCGGATTTTCTCGTTAAACGATTCATTCTGTTGTTCTATAATGCTAAGAATATCAGCATACTTTTGCTCTAAACCAACTAACCTATTCTCCGTGTTAGCGTACCAAGTTATCCCAGCTACAAGAATACCAATAGTTGTCACCACATGTCCGATGGAAATGTGGTTGTCAAAATTTAATAAATGTTTTTTCTTGCCCATTATGGTCTCTCCGCGCGTTGGGATTGTACTAGCGTGCCTCTAATTTCACCTAATGTGCGGTTGATGTCTTCGGTCATGATTCATACACAACATTAACTTTACCAGAATCAAATGTGTCCGTTCCTCCGTTTGTCGTCACAGACAAACGTGATAAAACGCCACCAATAGATTTCGACCCAGTTAGCGCAAATGATGTAGAGGCTGTCCCGGCAGCTCCGTTGCAAACCCAAGTGTTTGTTGATGAGTCAATTAGAGTTAAAACCCATGCCCCATGATGAGAGTTTGCAGAATTACCAGAGTTTAAAATAAACCCGTTTGTAGAAGAAGCCCCGTTGGATTGAGAAACATATCCAGTGGTTTCAACTCCACCAGATGGGCCAATTTGTAAAATGTAATAGTTTGACCCAGATGTTGATAATGCTTCAAACCCAATAGTTACTCGTTTGACTCCAGTTGGTATACTAGTAAACGAGACAGATGTTCCAGATGCAGTTTGTGGCGTCATTAATGTTGCGCCAATATTTGTTGCGCTAACAGTAGTACCGCTCATAGACAGCCCCGCGCCAAGAGTGATGGCAGCTACGTTGCCAGTTGAGCCGCGGCCTAATAATTGAGAGGCTGATAATGCTAGATCTGTAGGAGTAGCACTGGATGCTGTGGCGTTTACCTTAATAGTATTGGCGGACATTGTAGCTAAAGCAGAATTGGCCAAGCCAGTAATCAACCCAAGAACAGTAGAAATTGTTGATTTCTTTGTTCTGTTAGAATCTGACACATCTGAAAATACAACAAGATCAGTAGACACAGGTGTATCTGTTGTTGCGGAAGAAATAATATTTCCAACTGATTTATTGTTCCAAACACCAGCGTTATAAACCAGGCAATCATCCGTCTGCGGAGATGTTAATGAAACATCTATACTTCCTAAAGAAGCTAACGACACAGCTGCAGGCTTACCCGCAGAATCAAATGATAGAATAGCATTGGATCTAGCCACACTGTTAGGAATCTCACCTAAAGATGCCGCCGGGTCAGTTGCCGGGAACTTTAACGCACGATCAACTTCCGATGATATATGCTGATTAGCTAAGACATTTTTATCAATAGCTTCTTCAACGTCATTTGCAAACAAAGGATCGTTATCAACAAAGTTTGTGCCTTGTAATAAGTCTGGGATATATTGAATTACACCACGGTACAAAGATGATGGCGCAGCAGTAAACATCACTGTACCACCCGCACCTGACCCCCCAGATACCGTGTAATCCACACCTAATGTTTGGCTTGTTACCGCACCAGTTGATATTAAAACAAGCTCGACTAAAAGATCGGTGCTATTATAAAATGTATATGGAAAAGGGATAGCGGTAGTGACACCGTTTCCGTTAAATGTAACTGGTTGATAAACTGTAGAAACGGTCATAATTTACTCCGAATAAATACTATCATACTATGGTTATTTAAACAACATTCTTTCGCTTGGTGGAGGCACATTTGGTAAATAATTGTTACCGTATTTCTCAGATCTTTTCTGTTCCGCACGTGAGAGAACCCCTGGTGATACATACTCAGCAACCTGATTAAGGAATATGTAATCCATAACTGGTTTAACCAAGAAATGATTTGCAAAAGGCGTGTTGCTTTTAATAAGATTTAAAGCCGTATCGGTAGATTTTGAAGGCTCTAAAGAATACGCGTCATTATAAATATTAAAGGCTTTTACAACATTTTCTGCTGTTGGTCCTGCAAGCTTTGTCAATGCTTTCTCACCTGTGTTTTCTTCACCAGCTGCATACAGAATGTCCCCGTAAAAACCTAGGCCGCCACCACGGATCATACTCTCCTTGATAAGTTCCCAGCTCATCGGTTTAGGCTCACGTCCGTTTCGTAATTCACCAAGTTGTACAAGCGTATATCCACCCGCCATCATAGCAACCATCACCCCAAACATATTCAATGCTTTTGTAGAATGAGTGTCGTTTGACGACAATGTTCGACGTAATACACGTTGCATATATGCCAACGGCCAGCCTTTAAAAGTTGCAAGCTGACGCGCTGTGACGTTACCCACCGTCCCACGTTTACTCCCTGCGTACATCCACGCACGCAAACGATCATCAGCACCAAGGACCGAGTAACTTTGTTGGTCGTTAATGACATTTCTAAACTTGTCAGCTAAATCACGTGCAATACGTTCACGTTGAAAAGGTGTATCTTTAAAACCTTTTGCTACAACATAATCACTTAAACCATTTGAATTAATAATGTTCTCAACGTCAAGAATTGGGAAACCTTCTAATGTCTTTGTTGATGTACGTGCAAATTCCCATTCGTCGGGTGTAATCCCGTACCAAGACATGATGCGTTTATGACCGTCGGATAACTTATCGTAAGGTAGTTTTGCGTCTTTGCCTAATTTATGAGCAACACCAATTGAAGCACCAACCCTAAAATGATCGTCAAGATACGTTTGACCTGTCCATTTAAAGAAGAAGTTTTGAAGTTTTTCACTACCCATCTCAATTTTATTTGACGCGATAATTGAATCAGAAAAACGTGGGTTGATCTGATTCAACATGTGCGTCGTTGTTAGATACAATTCGGACATAAAATCTTGCACTTCTTCTGAAGCCAAGTTTCGACCAAGACCTTTAAAGAATGAACCATAACCTGTAAAAAAGGATGCGACATTACGATCAAACATAGCCATATTCAAACCATGTGTGATTGGGTCACCAACAGTTGACGCCAAAGCAACTGCGCCGAGCTTTGCAGTTCTGTTCAACATACTTAAGGAACTATCAACTGTGGCAGCTATTTGATTACCCGCGATATTATTCTCACCTGTCAATTGAGGAATACCATTGGAGTTAAGGTAACCTTTGGTTTTATTGAGTTTATCAGCAAGGTCAGCTTTACCAGCTTTATTTAAATTATCAATTTTCTTGTTGATCGCATTATCAATGTTCATTCTGAAGTTTGGACCTAATGCCGTTTGCATACCAACACGGCGACCCGTATTGGTGAGATTACCAAACACATCATCAGCCAATGAAGCATTACCAAATAGCTTCGCGTACTCAATCTCGTCTTCTACGGTCTTAAAGTGAATCTTACGGTTCTTGGACAATGACTTCGCAATAGACTGAAACCCTGACAATCCTTTACCCGGAGTGTCAAACTTAACTTGATCAGCAATGTGTGCACCGGATGAGAACTCGGACCATTGTTGCAATAGCTCTTCATCAAGCCTATCAGTCGAGAACGTAGAGCGTGAGAAGTCAATTCGCTCTTTCATGAAGCGTGTCCATGCGTCTTTGTTAGCTTTTATCTTCCATTGATTATGACCTTGTGTTGTTACGTATCCTTGTAATTCACCGACCATAGCACCTGTTGAGTTCGCGTCTTTTCTCAACATCTTATTAACTGTTTGTAAATGTTTGGCAATCAACACTGCATCTTTATTCAAACCATCAACGGGGACACCTTGATCAAGATACAAAGCCGCCCGACGAATATCATCATCAAACTTACCGGACGAAAAGATACCCATTAACTTATCTTTGACAAGTAACTTACGTAAGTTATTGACATATTTATGTTTGTACATCTCGATCCGGCTGGCAGCATGATTACGTGCACCAAACTTTTCATTTTGAGATCCAAGCAAAAACGCCATGATACCTTCTGATGGGTCATTGGCAAATGATCCATCCATTATTTCCATCATTTGCGCTTGAACTAAAATATTACGATATGCGTTTACTTGCTGGTGCTTCTTTGCAATATCCAGAAGTCTTTCGTACTCATCAAGTTCCATCATGATAGCTTGATTAGAATCAATATCGCGTTTCTTTGCAGCGCGTTCGATCATCTCATCAACACTTTTCTCAACAGCTTCTTTATCTGCTTTACTCAGATTTTTAAACTTACCTTTTGTAAGGTCTAATTTGCAATAATCAGATACCATTTTTTACCATACATTCTGCAATTTCACGGGTTGCTGTTTTAATCGAATTAACGTCAATATCGATTTCTTCTACTTGTAATTCTACACCAGTCCGCTCAATATATCGAGCATACTCGTCTTTATAAGACGTTAATATTTCATCCATGTTACGTGACATATCATCTAACGTCTCGACATCTTTTACACCTTTTACAGAATTACCAATGTCACTCACGTCTCTGTTAAGTCGTTCAAGCGATTGATTGCTTGACGCAAGCATTGTCTCTCTGGCTTTATTTTTTTTAATTGAAGCGTCATTCTCCATCTCAATTCGTTTCAACAGTTTACGTTGTTGAAGATCTGAATTCACAGTGTCAAGTTCTGTTTCTAGAGCAGACATACGTTCTTGTTTAATTTCAATATCCCTGCGTTGTGCAGACGATTGATTAACTGATTTATCGTATTCAGCTTTCATCTTACCGTCATGTTTAACGTTGAGTTCATCAGCTTCGCGGATTAGTTTTTTAATAATACGCTGATCTTTAGTTGACGAAGTATCAATCATTAATTGTTTATAACGGCCATAATCTTGTGCCTCTTGCTTAAGAGCAGGATTTGTGCGTGATTCAACAAGAGCACGGTCATATTTTGTAGGGACTACATCAATAGGTTGTAGACTCTTATTTATATCAGCATTTAATGTTTCAATTTCATTTAACAGGTCATTATATTTAACAGCAAACTCTGGATCGTCCGTAAATATTCTTGATTGGATCGTTTCATCAGCAAGTTTGTTTAATTTGATTGCGCCACCTGGCTCATTCATCATGTTCCGTAACATCGGATTTGAGATAATCTCATCAAATGTATGACCCGTATTTTTCAGATACGTGCTGTTCATAAGGTCAGATACATCTAATCGACCTGTGGTGTCCAACTGAGCCGCTGCTGTGTTAAGAATATTAACTTCATCTGTACGGCTTAATCCTTGCGGAACTCCACCCAACGCACGAGCTTTAAAACTATCGGCAATAAAACCACCTGCTGAACCAAGAACACCCCCCGCAGCACCAGAAAAGGCAATGTTTGTAAAGCTATCGTAGATGTCATAATCATCCCCGCTTGCATCCGCTCCGTAAGCGTACAATGGTTCAACAACAGCAGCAGATACAGCACCTTCCTTAAAACCCATTACACCACGAGCAGTTAATCTTTCAGTTATTGTGGCACCTTTTACAGCAGTTCCGGCAACCCTACCAACGGGAATACCCATAGCCAATACCTCAAGCGGATCACTTGCTATTGCGCCTAACCATGACCCAACACCTTTCATGTAACCAGATGTTGACCCGGCACCACGGTTTAACTGTGTATTAATTTCAATTAAATCTTTTTGCCGTTGAATACTGTAATTCAACCGATCTCTACCTACAGACCCATCTCCGTACTGTTGAAAATCTAAATTTGGGACACCAGCCAAGGTTGCTTCTTTTTTAGCATCTTCATAAGAAACTCTATCACCATCTGTCATTAACCCGGCTGTCACACCAGATAACGCGCCCTTATAACCAGATTCAAAACTTAAACGTGAATATTCCGAATCCGTTAATGGTGTGTCCATAGCGGATTCAAATGTGTCTTGAACTTGGTTAGGTGAACCTAGAAAATAATTAGAGGGCATTTTACCAAAGTACACTTTCTTGCAATGCTTCACTGTATTTACGGCTAGCTTTTTCTGATGTCGGGACTTTCATATTAAAGATCTGTTGAGCATCTTTAAACGGTACTTTAAATGTTGACCCGTCTTTTAGTTTCACAGGTTTATCTGTACCAGGCCAGTACAGAACTAACGCGTCTTCCGATGGAGAATTTTTAAACTTAATAGGTAATTGTTTCAGATCCTCGTAAGTTGCTGTCGTCTCACCTTCAACCAAAGGCACTACATCTTTCCCATCTGAATCTTTAACGATTCTAATAGACCCAATATAAATTTCACGCGGTGCGATATCTGACGCGACTGGGAAAACATTACCGTTGTAAGTTGTGAAACGATCACTTAATAACTTCGATATATTTGAGCTATCTGACGCGGCTTTACCTTCATGTTTATTTAGCAACATTGCTGCATCAAGCATTGTATTAGATTGATACAACATACCATTCTCACGCATTGTACCCATCAGCGTTGTGACAGATCCCATTGCCGTTGTCTTATCGGTCGGTGTGACTTTATAAAGATCAGGGGTAAGATTGCTTGAATTTACAGCCTCAACTAAACGTCGCCCTGTCTCACCATCAAGCATCGGCACAATTGCTAAAGGTTGTAACTTACTGTCAGTAGCCGCGATCTGTTGCATCACACGCGGGAAAGCATCCCCGTATTGACTACGTAGAGTAAAAATTGTTTGAACAGCGTCCGTTGACCCTTGCTCTTTACGTAAAGCATCGTTAAGAGATTCAGCAAGAGCTGTTGCTTCTTGCTTCGGAAGGTAATTATAATTAGGAACCTTCATGAGATTAGCAAATTTATCAATCTCAGCTATGTACTCTTGGTTGGCTTCGTTAAATTGGTCTTCGGTAATCTCACCATTTTGATAACCTACTTGCATCTCTGAACGTTTGTTGTATGCAGCTTGAACCATCGGGCTTTTGACTTGAGCCACACCTGGTAAATCATCTTGCAATGCTTTACGTTGAGCCAGCAATACTTGATTGACTTTCTGTATCCGTTGACGCATTTCGTTTTTCAAAGCTGGATCTTGTTCGGCTTCATACTGGGTATTCATCTCCTGGACCATTGCGCTTGTTTCGGCAGGAGTTTTCCTATAGAAACTACTTGCAATGTTATCTGTGTCGATGTCGTTGTTCAGCATGACTTGTAACTTTGACCCTGTTTCAGGATCAAAGTTATTGACACGATCAATCATTGATTGTGTGTTCGCAACAGCGTCATTACTTAAGTCACCTTGCATGGCAAGGATTGAGGTATTGTCCAAAGACTTAGATGCTGCTGTCATTAATCCAGATTTTGCAGTATCAGAATACTGTTGAAAACGCTCAACCGTATTAATAAACTGCCCAGGCGGTTTATTAATATTTAATTGTTTGGCTTGTTCGGTTAAATCGCTCATGTCAGGATTATTTAATTTAGCACGGATCTGTGCTTTTTTATCAATAGCGGTGTTCATTATGGTTTCTATTGCCTCCACCTTATTATCGTAGGGTAGGGCATTTAAAACAGTATCGAGGTCAGCTGACATTTTATCAACTTCTTCTTCTGATTTGGCTGCTAATATAGGGCCATTAACATTATTTATAATTGAGTTATTATTATCACGAAGACTCTTCGCAATACTTGCTGACTCGTAACTTTGTACTTGGGGGAGTAAGCTGTTCTGAAGATCCAGTAAACCATTATCTAGTTCAGCTTGCCCCGTACCTTCTTCCATCGTAGCGTTTGTATCGGCAGCCCATTTACCGTAATCTTCCATAAACTTAGCGGTCATACCTTTACCTGACATCTCACCACGGTCAACAGCGTCACGTTGTTCTTGTAAGGTCAACATCCATTGTTGGCGACCTTTTGCAATCTTGTTTGTAATCTCAAACTTCTCTGCAATACGTCGATTTTCTTCCACCTTATTGGCGTAGTTCTCCACCGCCTGACCCAAGGGCGCAACGTTAAAACCAAATGCCCCTGCATCAGCTTGCGAAGTTGAACGGGCTTGCGGTGCTGAATTACCACCTTCATAAATAGGAATACGTGGCATTTAGAAACTCGGCTTTCTTCCAGGTTTAGGAACTGAACTCGGTTGAAATGTTAAACTTGCGGAACTTGGCTTCAACGTACTAGAATAACTATCGGCCAACGATGAGGCTGCGCCAATATACCCTTGTATCCGTTGATTACGAGCAGTTGCACGGTATAGTTTAGCCTGACTTCTGTAGTTAGCGGCTTCAACTTTACCTTGGTATTCCTCGTTCATTGCATCCATCTCAGAAGTATAGATACTTTCTTCCAACGCATCAAGAGGTGAACCTTCTGTTGTCACTCCGCTGGCACCATACGCCGCGCGTGAAGCACCAATAAATTTACGCGCTTCGACACGCCGTAGACGTGCATTTTCTTGACCCTGACTTGTGGCCAATCCGGCGTTCTGTTCAGCCACACGCGCATTGTATTTGGAAGCATTCGCCGCAGCATTACCTGAACTTATACTACCAATTGCTTTTATTGCCCCTGCAATCATTAATGCTTGCATATCAACCCACCTTTGCGTACAGAGCAGCATCTTTACCGTCCGGCCTGTATGCCTTCATTCTATCACATTCCAATGTAAAACCTAACATCTTTAACCACCGATGACCCTCTTTAAATTCACAATCAACAGCAGCTTCGATACGTTTTACTTCTTTACTATGATAATCAAGAGCGCGACCAACAACCTTTGTTATTTTAGTTAAATAGTGTTTTGCCGACTCATCTAACATAGCCCAAGCATAGGCACGATTTTCCCATAACGGGATCATCCCAAAACATACCAAAGGTTTTTCACCTTCGATCAAAGTGTAAGAAGTAGCTGTCTCTGGATCTGCCAGTGCCTCCAAATAATCATCCGTTATTGCATCAATCAAACCCATCTGTGCCGCCTGAGGTTTGATTTTACGGTAATGCCATGCTTTAAAATCGACAAGTTCCATATCATTATTCCGATGTTCTTAATTTTGGCATGATCGCAATAATCGTTGCAGGAAAAGGTTGGTTCCGACGGATATATAGATACCCATCTGAATTATAACCCGAATCAATTTGATGTTCTTTGTCACCAGTGTATAAAGGTACAGGGTTACCCATGAGATCACCGAAATCACGGAACGACACAGTGTAAAGTTTATCAACAGCCCCACCGATTTGTAACCCTTTTGCTTCATGATACCGAACAGTTACTTTATGTATATTCTTTTGTAGACCTTGAGACGTTCCAGCGACGGTTCCACCCTCAGCACGGAGATGCTCAAAATCAGAAAAATAATTATACCCAACATGAATCTTCTCCCCTGGAAAATCTAATGTTACAGATCCACCTGTTACAACTTTATCAGGATGTGCGCTTGCGTCAACAACAAGCGTCACTGTCTCACCCTCAAGATGATCGAGACCAGTTACTGTCGATGTCGATGCGCCATCGTATGTCAGATAACAATCTAACATGGCGTAATCTTCTGGGGCAATTGTCTCAGTGTAAAGATCGTCCATAACTTCAACGTACTTCTGTACTGAACCATTTATTGTTCGCTCAGTGATCAACCATACTTCGTATTGCGCGCCCGTTGTAGATGGTATAGTAGCGACGGCTTTTACTTTACCTAAACCACCTACTTCGTGACGATGAAAACCTAAAACTTTTTGCTCAGGTTCATAGCTAAGACCAACCATTGCTCCGTCAGCCTTAACCATCCAGATTATAGGTTGAGATTTCTTTTGATGCGCCCAATCAACAACACCTGTTCTGAACAAATGCTCAGCTTTTTTGGATATGTCAATTGCAACATATCCATCATCTTCATACGCATAAGCAAGTTCCCTAATTTTCTCGCCGCCATTCTCAATAAAAAGGTTTGTTTGATTAGTACGAATTGCCTGGATCTTTTTACTACCAGCGTTGCTTGATCTTTCGGCAAAAATGTTTTTATAGGTTATTGCTTCACCTAAAGAACTTGACCGTAGCACCCATTCAGACGACGCAGTACCAACAACCAACCCACGGCGATTGTCAGACATCCATTGTATTGTATCAACATCGTTTGCGTTCAACGTAAAGCTGACAGCATCTGAATCAGCAAGTGTCCCGTCTGTTGCAGATGGTTGAAAATTTTCGTAATCACCCGTCACTGATCCATCAATACGTTGAGGTTTCGAGGATGACCCGCCAAAATACAAACGATCTCCAAAGAATGTAATCGAACCAGGCCAACCCGTTGTATTGGACCAAACACCAATCCTCCAATTTGTAGTTGCAGTTGTTGCTGTAAAATTATTAACAACAGTGGCAGTGACAGATGTTGTTGAACCAAAAACTGTTATACGGGCATAACCCCAAGTCGTACCGTGTCTGATTCGAATAACGCGACCAACATCAGTTGACGCAAAGGTCGGTGTTGAGGCTGTTATTGTTACAGAACCAGTTGTCGCGCTCAGTGTAAGCGTTGTTGCTGTTGTATTGGTGGGTAGATAAGGCCCATCCAAAAACGTGATAGTCGTCAACGTCCAAGTCGTATGACCTGTTCTTGATAATTTCCGAGGTTGATATAAAGGATGCACAAGATACAGGACATCCGCGCTTTGTACATACTGGATCTCAGAGAGGTGCGCTTCTAAATAAGGACTTACTATTTCATAAGGCACACTAGGAGACGACTCAATGACACCTTTATTTCGGTAAAATCTTATATAACTATCACCAAATTCAAGAACATATGCCTGAGTCGTCGAAAACTGAAACGGTACCAAACGTGTTGTTTTTGTGCTGTCTTTTACCTCTGAAATATATTGCGTACCAGGGCGAGCAACAATGGGACCTTGAACAATAGGCACCCAATTAAGAAGATACTTACACCCACTTTTATATTCGTCAAATTCAACTCGGCCATAAAGTAACGGAGAAATTTCACCGTGATTGAAATTATTTTTAATAGGTGTAACAGCAACCATTTAGAACCTCGCAAGGAGCCATGGATCGATAGGCGCATAATAGTTCTTATTTTCAAAAGCGTTTTGACGACGTGCCTCACGGATGGATTCACGATATTCAAGGATTAACATTTCTTTCATCTTCTTGTCATCAACAAGAGATGTGCATAATTCAACAGCCATAGCCGTTGAAAAAGAGTAAACAAATAAAGGATCAAAATCACCTGTTGCAACAGAATCGTACACATAACGAAGATAAATAATATCTTGGTTTGCCAAAATATAGCGCCCCTCAACAACCCAATCGACACGCTCCTGTTCACGTTTCAGAACACGAATACAATCTGTTGGTAATAAAAATTGCCGATCCCAATCTGAGTCAGGAGCGGTTGTTGAAGATGTTAATGTTGTACGTTTAATCGCAAAGTTCCACGGATGTTTCCGCAGCTCTGCTTTACGTACAATATCATACACACGGTTGCACGCCTTGGCTTGCGGAGAATCGCTGGTTATTGAAGCAATAGGTTCTACGGCCAATCGTTGCAAGGTGAGATTACAGATCTCTACCTTATCGGCCATAATTAACCTGCCAGTTCTTCACGTAATTTGATGGTACATTTTTCTAAAGCATTAATAAGATCTAACTTAGCAGTTGTGTCTTCATACAACACACGCACGACACCCGTCAAAGTGAGAGCAGATCCATCTTGTGATGCAATATCATCTTTTGCATTAGCAATGGTAGCATCTAAAAATCTTTTAGCCATGATATATCTCCTATAAATAAAAGTGAACTACGGGGCCTTATTACCCCGTAGTTCGTCTTTAATTAGGCTTTGTAGAAGTACAATTGTACATCTAAAGTACCCGAAGCAGGAAAGTTAGCAGCGGCGATAGTGATGAAAATTGTCTCACCACCAGCAGCCGTTGCACCGTTCATTGCCGCTACAACACCAAACAGTGTCGGAGTTTGAACCGCTGTGAATACAGCAGCTGCACGATATTTACCAGTCGCACCTGCAATACCAATTGCCACGGTCGATGAACCTAACGTAACTGTTGAGTTCAAAACACCATAAGCAAAGCGCATATTTTCAGGAACTTGAGCAAGTACAATCGTATCCGACGTAGTTTGTGTAGCCAAAGTAATCGTCGAGGCGTAGCAAACTACATCTGCGCCTTGATTTTTACCTTCAAGTTTGCCAGGTGGGGTTGTACCCAACACGGCGGTTTCTGCTGCATATAAAGTAGCCATAATCTAGTTCTCCTTATTTAAAATTAAGCGCAACGAATTTCGACTACTTTACCTTCTTGCGTACGGGTCGCCGCAATGGTACCTGCCATGTGGACTTGAGTCATGTAGTCCTTATCGGCACGTTCCGTAATGCGGGTTTTCATCCCGTTCCACTGACCGAGCACAACGGCGGATTTAACCATCGCAATGACTTGATCTTCAGAAGAAACAGCAGTTAAATTTTCGTAATGAACAACATTGAAGCCCAACAGTTTGTTCACGCGGCCTTCAACGAGAGCTTTGACATCGGCATAAGCAGAATCAGTCGCTTCGGTTGTTTTCAACAAGTCCGACATTTGTTTCGCTTTAACAAGCAAAAACTTATCATCAGACGGGTCGTTTTGGTTACGCATCAGGATTTCATTAGCTTGACGCAATTTAGCAATGGTCAAACCAACTGAACCAGAAGCAATACGTTGGTTGGTCGTATCAAACGCCGTAACGGTCGAACCGTTCACACCAGTTTGAGCATTACCCAAAGCGGCATCACGAATCGTGGCATTGATCTTACGCGCCCAAGCAGCTTGCATTGCGTTCACATAAGGAGAAACAGGCGAATCCAACATACGGAGTTCGTCTTCATTATCCACAGGCAAAGCTAATGTAAAGTCTTTTGGGAACATCCAACGTTGACGATGTTCAATTTCATCGAGAACCGTATCGCTGTTGCGAGCGGTTTTCTCAAGGAATTCAACAGTCCCAAATTGTTTAACAACTTGAGCTTTATCACCACTGTAGGGACGGGTCTCTACCGCCATTTGCAGGACGGGCATCTTTTCTTGAAGCAATAGTTCAACATTTGATGTAAATGAACTATAAAAATGATCTGGAATTTCAAACGCCATAATGGCCTCCTATTAGATCGGGTTAAACACGAAAATCACCAAATTAAGGATTGGCAGTTCCCGGCTTGTCCTCGATCAGAGGGGCCAAAATGTTAAGAGGGGTTTTTAGGCCTTTTCTCTTTATCCGGTAGACTTAAAGTATTACCAGTTGGATTCAATCCTAACACATACTTCTCATATTGTCCACATAATTTTATTACCTGTTCAGGATTTTCCCGAATGGCTTGCGACGCATGAGAATGTACAAGTTCTAAGATTTTAAATCGCATCTCGCTCATTTCTGAACCTGCATCTTACGTAGATCAGTAATACGTGCGACAGCTGCTGGATCACCCTTCATGTACGCTTTACGGAAGTTCTGATCCAACAACAATTCTTGCTCTTTAGCTTTGGCTTGGGAAGGTGCCATTGTATTACCAAACGCTCCGGTCTGACCTTCAATAAATTGTGCTTCCCCTAGTCCAGCACCAATACTGTACAACATACTCATTGTTTGCTTGTAACCTATGGCATCAGACATCTTTGTGACCATCTCATCTGATAGACCAAATTTGTTTGCGGTACCTTTAACAATAAGATAATTCTTGTCCTTGGCCCCACCCCATTCTTTTTCTAACTCAGTCTTCTGAGCATTGAACGCAGCTTCGGATGCTTTGGCTGACTCACTCAAATATCCCTGGTTCAACTCATTCCAGCTTGTAATAACTTGCTTGGCTTGCTTGGCGGTTAATCCGTTTGCATGAAACGTCTTACGCGCCCAGTCAGCAATGACATTAGACGTTTGACCTTCCGGCATCGGGATCTCGTACTTGTCAGGTGACTCAGGACGACCTAAACGATTATACACGTTACCCCAAGCCGCCTCGTCATCCGTTGTCGGCAATTCAATCATATTCTCAGCACGTTTACCTGTGTACTGCTCCAATGAGCGGTAGCTCTTGGCAAGTGCTTCTGGTGTTGCTTTGTGGAAACCTTTATTCTCAACCCATCCTTTT